CTGCAGAGGAGATCCCATGTTGGTGTAGGGAGAGCACTGGTCCGACACACTTACTACAGTAGTCGGTGTGAGATGCTTTACAATAAGCAGGACTTCTCATAGAAACAGTCCTACCTATCAAGGAAGAGAGATTATCTTCAGTGATCAATATTGATTGCTTATTCTCGATATAGTAAAATCCCAGATAGGTTTTGCTACTTGCTTGAGTGATAGTAGTTGGCATCCCTAAGGTGGTACCACAATCCTCTATCGATATCGATGCGTTAGAGGATGTTCTTAACAGCTCTTTTACCGCAACACCACCAAGTTGAGTCTCAGCACCCCGTGAGAATGAACCAATACGAGAACCATTGATGTAAGAAGTGAGTTTAGAATAATCAATCCCATCACACAAAGGTCTCGGATTGAAATCCACAGTGGATGTTTTATCTTCAAAATCACGATCAAAGCCATACATGAGAAACATCTTCTTGCGTACGACATCAAAGTCTTTGCCTTTGATGAGAAAGCCCATAGAACGATCACCTTTTAGGTACTCACGGTCTAATTGTTCCATTTCTTTACCAATCTCTGCGATGACTGCAGGATTGTCAAGATGATCTTTGTGTTTCTCGATGAGCTGATTTAAGACTTCTTTAGCATTCGGTGGTGGTAATAAGGATTTCTCAGTAGTTCCTGGTGTACAGACTTGGGTTAATTGAGAGATAAATAAAGCAGCATTACAGTACTTCAGGTATTCTGATACTGGGATGTCCGTTGGTTTTTGTTTAGGATCATCATCATCTACTAATTTAGGTTTGATGATCTTCTCGATATCTCCTGGTCCAAAACGTTGGTTGATATAGGGTATCTTGTCTTTGAAAGGATGGCAAAGTAAGAGTTTATTCTGGATGATCCTACCTATGGTAGTCTCTATGGTGTTAGGGGAGTTCTCCAGGATACCTCCAGGTAAAGTGAAAGGTTCATTGTAGATGAAAAGACCTCTTTGAGGATAAGATCCTTCGATTTCTCGCCAGAGTCCATCTTCCGTATAGTAAAGACATTGATCATCTTGGTACTTAAGAGACAGATAAGGGATGTCTTTACTATCAGTATCGTATTTGGTATAGGAGAGTAGAGAGATGATCCACTGGATATCTTGGATGAGATCTGTCTCTAGGGCTTTAAGGAAGTATTGATATTTGTTCATTTATACCACTCCTTCTTTCTTTAAGGGATGCTTACGGATAGCAGCGATGATCTGGGTAGCTGTGGTGATATCAGTGTAGTCTGTCAAGATGCCACTGTAGCAAGCATTGGTATCTTTAGTAGAGGTGATCAGTGAGAGTAGATAGAGATCTGCAGCCACACCATCGATAGAAGCATCTTCATGGAAGATGTCTTCTTTTAAGAGATTTAAGTATAACGGAAGCTCTAATCCTAGTCCTAGGTTTCTTTGGATATACTTATACACGACAGATGACTGATATCCAGGATGGTCTTTTAATGACTTAAGGATCTTGATCTTATTTGGATCGATAGCAGGAGTCTCTGGGATCTCTGGGGTATTTCTCTCTGACATGACTTGATAGAGTCTAGTCAATAAAAGTGGTTCTACTTTGTCTATTAAGGTATCGTAATAGATCTCATCGTAAGCATCAGCAAATGCCAGTAATGATACTAAGGTATATCTGGTATCTTCAGACTGCTCGATCATCTCTTTTATCGTAGCAGCATCTTCATGTTCTTCAAGGATCATGAGCGAGGTGATCAACTGGATACGATCTTTGAAAGAGATATCCTGTATCGTGATACCGTAATTTAAAATTATATTAGTCAACTGCGTGATATGAAACTCATGGATCATATCCAAAGTCGCTAACACATCCATGTCTTCATGGGTCATCATCTCGTCTAGGAGTTCATACTGGTCATCTTCGTTATAGTAGCCAATGATCTTTGCTGCTTCTGTATATAGATTCAGCAAAGGATCTGGTACTCGATCGATCAAGAAGGATAAGATAGAGGTAAACATAGTCAAGTCTCTTTTTTGAGATTTACAAAGATGGAGGATGATAGATCTATCATCCCCAGGGTCATATCGTAACTGGAGTTTTCATTAATGGGTAAGAAGCAAAAAGCACAAGCTGCACGCAATCAATATCAGAAACAACTACGGGAAGAGAAGAAGCAAGAGAAGAAAGATGCTTTGTATCGAGAAAGAAGAGAAGCCTTCATCCAAGACATCGAGAGTAATAATGAATGGGATAAACTGGAAGGCTTCTACCGTGAAGCCAACCAGTTATTCTATCCGATCCGTATGCTTGTAGACCGTGTCAAAGGAAGAGACTTTTCGATGTGGCTAGATGAAGGTGAGATGGCGGTACTTCGAGAACACATCAGTATCTTAAGTCGTGATCTCTCTCAATACGGAGAAGAGATCAAGAAGATCCATGCGATCCATGCAGATCGTAGTGGTCAAGCTACCATCGAAGACTTTGATATCATCTTAGGGATCGCTGAGAAATACATGCAGTTTGGCCACAACTTCATGGGTGTGGTCCAACCCACTTATGATGCCATCGTCGATATCTACAAACTCACCGAGTATCGTGAGTACGAACATAACAAACTCACTAAAGAGATCAGCAATCACAATCAGTCTAACACTGAAGTCAGTGATGCGGTCTATACAGAAGTTCAATAAAACATAAGGAGCCTTTATGACAGATGAAACGAACCAAGGTCCAGTCTTTGGATCCAGTAAAGCTGTATTTGGTAATGATAACCAGACTACAGATACGACTACAAGTGCTGAGGATACTCCAGTAGCTACAGACTCACCTGTAGCTACTAATGATACTCATGCTAGCACCCATGCTAGTGACGAAGAAGAGTATATCGATCTCACCCCTCCTAGTAAAGAAGAACATCCTACTACAGAAGAAACTCCTCCTAAAGAAGAGAAGCCAACTGATCCTGAACAAGAAGCTAAGAAGAATAAACTCTATCTTGATGTCTTAAAGAGTAACGCAGGTTTTGATATCACCACTCCTGAGACCTATGCTGAAGTAAATATGCAGCATAGTCCTTATAAAGAGATCTCTCCTCAGGACTACGCAAAAGAGTTCGCGAAAAGAGAAGAAGATATCATCCTCCCTACGATGACTATCCGTGATTTCAAGATCCGGGTTGAGAACTACAACTTAAATGGTAGTGAATATACCCAAGATACGGACAGAATGAATCGGGTATTCCAAGAGCAATACCAGATGATGCCTTCTGAGGAATCCTTCCAGAAAACAGTCGCTGATGATAAAAGATCATTCACGCAAGAGCTTGAATGGGATAACGTGGTACTGCGTCCAGCACAGCGTAAGTTCAAAGTGAAGAATAATGCTCAGCTTACAGGTGAAGCAGCATTACTTCGCATCAATGCTTTACGTGGTAGAGGTGGTGTATTTCATATCCCCCTCTACCATTCAGGTTTCTGGGTGACGATCAAGAGTCCATCAGACGCAAGACTTCTGCAGATGGAGTATGAGTTCTTCAAATCTCGTATCACCTTAGGTAGAGCGATATTGGGTGCGATCTTCACCAATGATCAAGTATACTTGGCAGAGATGGTCACTGATCTCTTTAAGGAATGCATCTACTCTACATCCTTACAGAGCTACGATGATATCTTAGACATCATCAAGATCCAAGATCTCCAGACCATCGCTTGGGGGCTTGCTGCAGCTATCTATCCTCAAGGATACCTCTATACTCGAGCAGTGAATGACAGTGAAGGACTGCCGGGAAGAGTCGCCCATGGTATCGTCGATATCGAGAAGCTCTTCTGGGTAGATCGCAACAGTCTTACCGATCAACAGAAGACCCATATGGCCAAAGGTCGTAACAATGGCTCTAACATGACCATCGACTCTGTTTTGGCCTATCAAGAAGCGTTCAAGAACTTCAAGAAGAAGATCAAAGTCGCAGAGGACATGGATGTGCTTATTGAAGCACCATCCATTCGTAAGTTCTTGACCAGTGGTACGGAGTGGGTAGAGTACTGTATCGATCAAGCGAATCGTATTTTGGAGACCTCTGCTGGCGAGAATGATAGAAACGAGTTAATCAATCGTTTCTATCGCGCGTCATTATTGAATCAGTATAAACACTATATCGCTGGATATACGTTTAAACCTGAAGAGAGCAATATCGAAGAGCTCTACGAAGATGAGTCTTCTATCGATGGCTTCTTAAGAGAGTACTCTGGGGACGATGAGATCCGAAATACGATATTAAAAGGTATCAAAGATTACATTGAGGATTCATTAGTGTCTATTGTAGCTACTCCTACAGTGGATGATGAGAAAAATGATAGTGTAAGTAAGTTCCCACATCTAGTCCCGATAGAGGCACTGTACACTTTTTTTACATTCGCTATCCGTCGGGCACGGAGAGCGATGAGTCGAGTGAATCCCATCTAAGTCCACATGTGACTTCCCAAGACTTCATGGACGCGAATATGACCAAAGGGTTTTTCCATTTATTTGGTCGTATGCCCCGTGAAGAAGATTTGGATGAGTTAAGATTTCAGCATGCTTACGAAGGCAACTTCGTCAAGATTATGCATGAAGCTAACTTAACCTATCCTGATAGTAGCACACAGCAACTGGTAAAATCGATCCTCTATGATGAAGTCTGGGGGATCGATGTCAACCATGAACATGATCTTTCTCCTGTCTTAGTACACAAACCTGAAGTCTTATACGACAAAAATACGATGTTAAGACAAAGACTGGATGATTTTATCTTAAATGAAGTCAGACAGTACACAGGTCTTACTTTCAATGAGTATCTGGAGTTACCTCGTTGTGAACAACAGATCATCCTTGAGGGATGTCGTGATCATGTCGAGAAGAAACGTCGTAAAGAGGATAGTCAAAGACAGGAACAGGATAAAGTCATGGAACAGCTAGGGCTTAATGAGAAGATCTGATATATGCTATGATTGAAAAAGCTGTCGTGATATAGCTTCCTTTAGTCATTTTGGAAGACACAGTCTCCTAAAAACTCCTGTAAGTAAACGATAGGGTAGGGTAGGATGATAGCATCCTACCTCCCTTTTTTGATAAAGATGATTTACACACCCTAGAGTACCATGATCGGTACTCTAGGGATCTATGACGTCTGGTCTCTGATATCTTTACTTAAGTGCTATATCTCTGACCCCTGAATATAAACCAAGGAAGCACGTATGCTGATCTACAATGATCCTTTTGTCAAACCACAGAAAGAATACCAAAGAAACATCGACCCCCTAAAAGACTACATGGAGATGGGAGCAAGATATCTATCAAAGCTCCATGGTACGGACTATGAAGAAACCTTGAAATGGATGAAAGAGAATAGGGATACTTTACTTCATTTCAAAGATCCTGCTGTCAAAGCCGTATTTCAAGATAACAATGGCGATAAGATCGAACAAGAGACAACGTTAGGTAAGTACTTAAATGATGCAATAGCCAACCATGAGATCATCTCACCACCACTGACTACCTACTATCCTGAGAAGAAGAAAAAAGCATTCCTGGTAGACTTTACATTAGCTAACATCGCATCACGTAGTAAGAACAAGAAAGAGATGTTTCGGTATGAGATGTTAAAAGACAGGATGAACTATCTCATCAAGAAAAACGAACAGGCTAACGACAAGATCTCTAATAACGCAATCTCTGGAGCATCTGTAGTTCCTTCCACCATGATCTACAATCCTACTATGCACCCCTCTTTGACTTCTACTTGTCGGATCACATCAGGTTATGCCAATGCCAACAATGAGAAGTTCCTAGGGGGAAATCGTCATTACTACAGCCCAAATATCATCATCAATGATCTTGTCTCTATCACCACCCATTTTGATCATGATCTCATGTTGAAGATCATGGAGAAATATAACATCCATTACCCAACTACAGAAGAAGTCTTTGCTCTGGTAGTAAAATGCAGTAGTAAATACGGTCGCCACAGAAGTAAAGAAGGATTGATCAGAGCGTATATTGACAAACTGACACCATTAGAGCGAGCAGCATTTGTCTACATCGGAGATATGTATCATCTTAAGGAGTATAATCCTGATCTAGTCAGAACGATCATCGCTAGACTCTCTGAGAAACATGCTATCGATAGAGATTTAAAAGATCATGTTGAGATCATCAATAAAAACCCTGAAGCGATCTACTATTTGGCTTGTCAGATCTGCAAAAAAGAGACGATTGGTATAGATACCTCTTTGAAAGAGACTAAGGAATCTGAGTTAGGACTGTTACTGGCTTCTAACATGGTGAAGATCATTGAAGTACTACATGACTACAGTGATTTATTTATCGCTTTCTATCGCACTTCTAACATGCCTACTCAGGTAGCTCACTTCAAGGATAGTATCCGAGAAGTGGTCTTGATGAGCGATACAGACAGTACGATATTCACCACAGAAGACTGGGTAGATTGGTTCTTAGGACATATTGACTTTACCGATACTGCGAACGCCGTGTTCGCCGTGATGGTATTTCTATCAGGCTCTCCTTTGAAACATCTTTTAGCACAGATGTCAGCAAACATCGGTGTAGATAATGATCGAATATTCTTAATCTCGATGAAAAATGAGTTTAAGTTTGAGATCTTTGTTCCTACCTTAAACACCAAACACTACTACGCCATGATCACCTATCAAGAAGGCAACATCTACGATAAACCAAAAATGGAGATCAAAGGTGTACACCTTAAATCCTCTAACGCACCTCCTGCGATCATCAAAAGAGCGCAGGAGATGATGAAAGAGATCTGTGAGACAGTACGATCCGGTGAGAAACTCTCTGTACTTAAATACATCAAAGAGATCGCAGATACAGAAAGAAGGATCATGGCTAGTGTCGATCAAGGGGAGAGTACTTACTACCGTATCCAGAACATCAAAGATGCTGGCGCTTACAAGCTAGGGGAAGACTCTATCTACAAGTACTACTCCTTATACAACGATACTTTTGGACGTATCTATGGTGAGATGGAGAAACCTCCAGTGATGACATACAAGATGTCTACATGGCTTACGAACAAGACTAAGTTTGGGAGTTATATAGAAAGCTTAGAAGAACCTTTGAGATCTTACTTCAAAGAAGCAGTGAAGAACTACAAGTTAGATAAATTACCGACTTTCTATATCCCGGTGGATAACTTCGCTAATCAACCGATCCCTGAAGTCATCACTAGGACCATTGATAAGAGAGCTCTGATTATCGATATCTGCCACATCTACTACTACATCTTGGAGACACTAGGTGTGTTCAGATTGAATCAATATCAGACGAGATTACTCTCGGATGAGTTTACGGTATAGATAGGAATAAGCATCATAGACGGCATAGCACCCTGATACACCTACTACAGGTGTATCAGGGATGTATGACGTGTGCTATATAAGTTCAAGTAAAAGAGATCACATCATCGATCTCTCTTAGGATCTTCTTCTTCACATGTGAAAACACAGGTTGACTCCAGACACTATCACTCTCCATACGTCGCATGATAGACTTTAAGTTCTGCAGACTAGTACTGTTGACATGATGACTATCTAGATGGAGTGCATATCTAAGATAAGGCAAAGAAGAGTAGATATATCCCCAGGTGTTCTGTCTGGTCAACTGGGTATACTGATACTTACAATGCTCTTGTAGAGTAGTACCATCGATCAAAGGAGTACATTTCAAGACATGTCCGATGTCATAGGAGAGCTTCTCTAAAGTAGCTACTGCAATGTTTGTAACTTGATTTAACTGATCCGTATAAGCATTAGCTGTACGGATCGTATTTCTTTTTCTGGTATAATAACTGTCTTGTGTTAATACCTTAGAGATGAAATTATTCAGCACACATTGTTTTACATGCGACCTTAGCATGTTAGTTAAAGGATAACGATAGAGAAACGAGATCATCGTGTCTTCAGGGTAGTACTGTCTGAAGTACTTATACTGGAATAACAGCTTGGTGAAGTCAATTAAGATTACATTGATCGATGAGGTGTTATCATCTTTCTTGATGATCGGCTGATAGTCTACTGTGTTGTACTGATGTCTAAGGACTTGCACAGGAGCAAGATCTTGCCAGTGGTACTTCACTTGACTGATCTCTAGAGGAGATGTGATACCTAGGATGATCTCCTTATCCCCACCATAGAACGCACCATAATGCACGACCCCTTGGTTCAAGCTGGTCGTGATACCAAAATCTGTGGCTTTATAGATCGCACTGTCTCTGATCCAACTATAATAGCTATAGTCATCCTGACTGATTAAAGGATCACAGGTCCAGATGTACTGCGAGAGCACATGGTTAGAAGGCACCCATAGGGGATGTGCTCTATGATAGTCGATCTCTCTTTGTAAAGTGGTATTGATCTCTCCTTTGACAGAGCTTAATTTAGGGATATAGATCT